CAGATGGATCCTGATTTTAAGTCCGGTGTTAGCGGGGCTTTTGGGCCGAAGGGAGGGCGAAGGATACGGAAGTTTTTCGATGTGATACGAGAGGGGTGGGGAAATGTGATTGAGGGGGGTACTTCTCCTTCTCCTGACTACGGCATAGCGGATCAAGAAGATCCACAGAGGTTAGACCAGATTGCCACGGATTTTGTTGAGAACTACCGTGATAGGGAGCCTGATTTGGAGGGTGGGGAGAACACGTATGGGGCGTCGGTTGAGGTGAATCCGAATGAGGCGCGGCCTGGTATTCGGCCTACTGCGCCCTCTGGTGCATCACCTGCTGGTGCATCACCTGCTGGCGCTTCGCCTGATTTTGCGGCTGGCAGTGGAATTGTATTTCGCGGGTATCGGCCCACCTCTTCGCCTGAAGAGCAGGACATGCAGGAGCTTCTTATCAAGGCTGGGTATAGCGTTGGAGATGATGGGGCTGATGGGTATGCTGGGCCTGACACGGTAACTGCGATGAATCAGTTTCTCCGTGACTTGGGGATGCCTGAGTTGAAAGAGGGTGATGAGGTACCGTCGATTGTGTTGGAGCTTTTGAGGGAAGAGAGTGCGCAAAGATAGGTGGTTGGCGAAGTATGCTGAACTCCATGAGGAGGCGTATGACGTTGCTTACCGAGAGGCGAAGGTAGGTCAGACTACGCATTTTGAGGCCGATCAGATCGCTCACGGACAGGCGCACTTATACGCGATGCGGGCATTGGCGCAGACTGATTTGTACTTCTTGGCCACTGAGATCTTTGATATGGACAAGGCTCGTGTTAAGGGCAGGAGAATATGGCATGAGCCTTTTCATGGCCGGTTGTGCGATGCGTTGCAGGACGATAATGACTGGCTGATCTGGATGAGCCGTAACATGCTCAAGACCACGGTTGCCAAGATTTGGTGTGTACAGCAGATTATCATTGATCCAGTTAATGTCAGAATTGGTATGTGGTCTGCTTCTGCCTCCAAGATGGTTGCTGAGCTTAACTCAATCAAGGGAATGCTTGTGAACAAGAAGCTGCTGGAGCTGTTTCCCGACCGTCTTATCGCTGATGAGAATAGATGGGAGAAACGTACTGGAAATGAGTTGACTGTCACTCGCAAGGTGCCTGATGAGTTTGGTGGGAATCGGGAGATTAAGTCTGATGAGAATCAGATAGAGGTTTGGGGCCTGGACTCCAATGTCGTCGGGCGTCACTACACTCACCACTACTACGATGACATAATCACGGATAAGAACACCACGACGATCAATCAGCTTGAAAAGGCCAGAGAGGTGTATGGTGGCATACAGGGTCTACGATCGGTAGACACGATTGAGAAGATCATTGGAACCCCGTGGCATTCGATGGACCTGTATCACTACATGATCGAGAACGGCCTGATCCCGAAGAAGAACATCCTGAAGATGGCGGGCATTACGCATGTCGACGGGAAGGAGAAGATCCTTTACCCATACTTCACGAAGGCTTTTATGGCCAAGCAGCGCAGGAACATGGGTGATAACCTTTATCATGCTCAGTATCACCTCGACACCACTCCTCGTGATAACAAGATGTTTATCAGGCCGTATCCTTACTACACCGAAGAGATGTTCCCCGAGGATCCGGAATACTTCATATCAGTCGACCCCTCCACTGGCCGTACTGAGAAGCATGATAAGACGGGTATCTGTGTTGCGGCGGTAGACAGAAATAATCGTAGCAAAGTGTACTTCGTTGAGGCTGACTCTTACACCCTTGAGCCGGAGAAACTGGCGGACTTGATTGTCCACAAAATCATACAGTATAATCCAGTTAAGGTCGGTATTGAGCTTGGCTTGCAGCTTGCTTTGCTTTCGTTGATCAGGCTCAAGTCGCAGGAGCGCAAGCGTGGCGGTGAGTACGTTCCACAGCCGGATATCAGGGAGATAAAGACTGGTGGTGGCAAGTACGGGATGAACAAGGCCGATAAGATCGACCGGACCTTTGGCGCGATGGTGCGGGATCAGAGGGCTCTTATAAAGCCTGAGATGCAGAAGTTGATGTTCCAGATGGACAACTTCAACCCGCACAAGCAGAAGAACGACGACGACATAATTGATGCCGCGTCGATGATGATGATGACTATTCCCTACCTTTCGTATGGGAATTGGAAGATGGGCGATTCGGTAAGTGACGTTGTCACCTATGCCGATATATTTCGCCGGAAGAATCAGAATGAAGGGATAGGGCGCATATTCGCGTCGTAGGAGGACGGATGTTTCAGAGAAGCGAGAAGAGAGATAGGAACGGTGGCGTTGTCAACGGGAACAAGTTCTATAAGCTCTCGCACTTGAGGAAGATCGACCCTGAGTCCAAGAAGGAGCTTCCGCAGAGGGGCAATGAAGCCATCACGGCTAAGATTGTCGTTGGCGAAGGTGGTACTAATTTCAGTATCGATGAAATCAAAGAGTGTATAAAAAATAATACAGGTGCTAAGAAGATGCTCAAGGGAGCAAATGTGAATCGCATTGATTCGCAGATTTCCATTGTTGAGAACGAGAACGATGCGAACGGGTTCACGATTGAAGAGTTGAAAGAGATTGTTCGTTGCTATGAGCCTGGATTTATGAAGGCTGGGAGACCTAAGAAAGATGACGACGCTGCTTGATTCGAGGCTGGCGAAAGAGCTTGATCCACAGGCTCTTGGCCAGTTGATAGCTAAGATCACGAATCCAGAGCAGTTTCTACGCCGTGGGCTTAATGAACCGAAGGAGGTTGGTAGTGGCGGTAATGTACGAGTTCCAGTGTCGCAAATGCCAGAAGGTCTTTACCGAACTCCTCGACCCCCACAAAGATGAGGTTTGGCATCCGAAGTGCGAGTGTGGCGCTAAATCAGATCGTACGCCAGCTTCGTTTGGTAGCATTGGATTCATAGACTGGGTTAATCCCGATCGCGGAGATGGGGTTAATCTTGGCCTTGGTAAGCACTTCAAGTCTTCCTTTGAGCGTGAAGATTACGCGAAGAGCAAGGGACTTGAGAAGGTTGAACGATGAAAGAGTACATGGGAAAGGCCAAGAGACAGTTAACTCCACAAACTTCTGAACAGGATAGCTATGCAGATTCTCTAAGAACAACCGTTGATAATATCTTCACAGCTACAAAGAAAACCCGTGACAACATGCGAAGGTATCGGCGGTTGTTTTTAGGTGATTTGTGGGATAAGGAGAAAGAGGAGTTCTTTGGCAACGGTGACAAGAGTGAGGCCCAGTACAATCTTATCTTTGCAACTATCCAGTCGGTGGCCCCAATGGTTACCGATAACAGGCCGATAACCACTGTATCCCCGAAGTATCCATTCATGGAGAAACTTGGCATGGCGTTGAACAACGTAGCCAAGTACGCATGGCAGTCACTTGATATGCAGATGCAGATGTACAAGTGGGTGCTTGACTCGATGATCTGTGGCTTTGGTGTTGTGAAGCTTGGGGTAGACCAGACGAAGAAGTTTGGTGGTCCGCTTGATTTGAAGGTGATTGATCCGATCGATTTCTTTATGGCTCCTGGCTACGACGATGTTTGGGATGCGCCTTTCTGTGGGGTTAAGTCTGATCTTCCTGTGTCTTGGGTTAAGAGAAACTTCCCCGATGTAAAGGAAATTAAGGGAGCTAAGAGCCAGTTCACTGAGAAAAGCGCTGAGAAGGCGTACAAGTTTGGAGACGTTTCTTCGGCCGAGATGGAGACGGATTTCATTACCGTCTATGAGATGTGGATACGCGATGATGAGGCTATGGAAGAGATTGTCAAAACCTCTGACAATGGAGATGACTACACTGAATCAGAACAGAAATATCCTTATGGGAAGATCTGCTGGTTCACTGAGAAACAATACTTCGGAGAACAAAAGGTAGAGGACAACCATGGTCTTCCTCCGTATGTCATGCTCCCGAACTACATGAGGCCGCACGACGCGACTGGTATATCAGAAGTTGAGATGATTGAGGGGCTTCATAAGGAACTCAACCTTCAGCTTAAGTGGATCCTTGAGTATATCAGGCGGTATCACAAGCCTAATATCTTGATTGATGAATCTTCTGGACTTGATGCTGATACATACAAGAACAAGATGGCTGATGGTGGACAGGTGTTTAGCTGGAACTCGCAATTCGGTCAGCTTCCCTATCCAATACAGCCAGTCCTTGAACCACAGCTTAATCCACGGATATTCGATGTATTCTCCATCATACCGAACATAACCGAGGAAGTGTCGGGCGTAACTGATGTTACGAAAGGTCAGGTTGGCAAGCAGGAGCGCCAATCTGCGAGTGAGATTGCTATCCTCCTTGAATCAAGCCATACCAGAACTCGCCAGCGGGTGAGGAACCTTGAACACGCTTTGAAGCGTGTATTCTACCTTATCCTTCGCAATGTCCAGCAATACTACACCAAGCCCGAGACGATGTCCTTTAAGGAGTCTTCTGGTATTGGATATCAGGTATACGGTAACTCCAAGGCCCAAGCGAATGATATTATGCAGCCGCAGCCATTGTCGCAGAATGTGCAGCAGCAGCAGAAAGATGGATTGCCTTTGGTTGATCCAGAGGATATCGAAGACTATCAGAGATACCAGAGCGAATGGGAAGACTATCAGGAGTTTTTGGCCTATTTTGAGGATATTGGAGAATTAGATCCAATATTCTTTGAGTTCGAGATCCAGATACAGACTGACTCCATGCTGCCGATGGATAAGCAGGCGAGAGCTAATCTTTACCTGAGATTGTTGCAAATGAAGGCAATAGATCCACAGGCTGTTTTGGAGTTCTTGCAAATACCCAACGCAGATGAGATAATAGAGCGACTTAAGGAGATGAACCAGAAAGGTGGCGGCGGGATTCCACCTGAGCAGGTGATGCAGATGCTACAGAATCCCGAGAAGGCGAAGCAGTATATGCAGCAAATGCAAGGAGCGAATCAATGAGTGATATGGCACAGGGAACGCCGCTTCCCAGGAATGCGATGACCGAGAATATGACCCCGATGAATCCTCGCGATAATGCGATGATGCAGAAGACGGGGCAATTGGGAGGCCAAGACCCTCCTATTGGAAAGGTTCTTGAGACTATGGGTATCCAGTGGGATATGCCCATGTCTAAGGTAGCGCCTATTCTTTCTAAGAATATGCAGAATGCGAAAGATCCTGGGAAGCTCCAGAATATGGCAAAGTCATATGAGGGCGGTCAGGGTCCTCAGAAGCCTTTTAATCAGGGAGCAAAGCCCATGGTACAGCCAAGCCCACAGGGTTCCGGTGGACTAAGCGGTCTTATGGGCCAAATGGGAGGATAGATGTCAGATCAAGAAGAAGCTGCTGTTGAAGTCCTTGAGTCTACGAGCAGCGACGATTCCGTTGGGATCGAGGATGCTTCCGTTGGGAGCGTAGTAGACAACGCCGTTGGTGGAGGGGAAGCCGATCCATTTTTCAAATACAAGTTTGATGATGGTGAGGAAAGGGTGTTTGGCAAGCCAGCAGAATTGGCGGACTTTCTACGTCAATCTGGGTACAGAAAGGCTGATGTTGACGCCTTGCAGGAGAAGGTCTCCAAGAGGTCTGAGTATCTCCAGCAGAAGATCCGGGACTACGATAACAAGGAGAGGACTTTTAACGAGTCTTATTCCAAGATAAGCCAGATGGATAAGTTCCTACAGGAAAATCCAGAAGTGGCAAACCGGATTGCACAGGAGATGAAGGGCAGAACGGGGAACAAGGATTCTTCTGTAAAACAACTGCTTGAGGCTGAGTTGAAGCCATACAAGCAGGAGTTTGAGGAGCTGAAGCAATTCAAGGAGCAGCAGAGGCAAGAGCAAGAAAGGCAGCGAGCGTACGGTCGCCTGAAGGAACGTTATGAGGACTTCGATGAGAAATCTGTACAAGGTTACCTCAACAGTCTTAAAGACATACCAGAACAGGACACTATGTATGCTTTGCACGAACTCGCCTACCACGCCCTTCGGGGAAAGAATGGTATGGGTGAGATGGAACGTCGCGCAGCCATGAAGCCACAGTCTCGGCCATCCGTAGCGTCAGCACCGTCAGGAAATAAGCAAGTAGATACGAAGTCAATGGATGAGCAGCAAAAGGCCGAATATGCGGCAAGGCTCCTCGGCATGGCTGAGTAAACGGAGGACACAATGGCACTTAGCGTTACGCAGGCAAATACAGTGTCTAAGGATGTCTATAACAAGGATTACAGTGAGAACGTTTATGATTCTCATCCGTTCCTTAAGACACTCAAGGACAAGAAGAAGGTTATCGTAGCCGGTGGTAATCAGATTACCTTTCCGGTGCAGTACAAGTCTCTCGGGACTGGTGATGCAGTTGATTGGGGCGATCAGGTAAACTTTGAGTCGGTTGACACATGGACTCAGGCGGTCCTCGATTGGGCTCCTTATCGCGCACACACCATGCTGACGTGGGAAGAGCGAAGCAAGAACCAGGCGGGTCCGCAGCAGATCGTCAATCTCATTAAGAACAAGCATAAGCAGCTTGAGGCCGAGATGGCATTCCGCATTGCGACCGATATCTGGGCTACTTCGGCGGTTTCTGGTCGGATTACTCCGATTGCGACCATCGTTGATGCTAATGACTCTTACGCCGGGATCGCGGTTGCGGATGCAACGGTTTGGGCCGGTAATGAGGACACCTCAAGTACGGCACTTACCAGAGCATTGCTCTATGAGGATGTTGTGACTTCTGAGTTCGCTGATGGAAAGCCGAACGCCCACTATACGACTCGTGCGCTTCTGGCCGCATACAACTCGCTTCTCGGAGCGGATGAGCGGTATCAGAACACTAAGGATGCGAATGCTGGTTTCACCACGCTGACGCTCTACGGTGATCCGGTATATTCGGATTCGTACATCGCCGCTGGCGACTGGTTTGGTCTTGACATGGATGCGTTTGAGCTTCACATGATGAAGGGCGAGAATATGGCGGTTTCCGATTGGGAAGACCTCCATGTGGCTGGCTATCCGAAGTCGCTGAGCAAGATTGCAACGTGTGTCACGAACCTTGTTTGCTATCGACGCCGAACCAGCTTTAAGCTCACGGCACTGACGGGAACCTAATAGGAGGACACCATGCCATTTAGTGACAGAGGAACGTTGCTTTACAGTAACGCATTCACGCGGAATCTTGAGGACAACAAAGAGTATGTATTGGCCACGGCACATGCGACTCTCACTGTTGGAACTCTCTATGCGATCCTCCCTACGGCTACCGGTTTCGACACCGCTGCCCTTGCGGATAACGCATCGACGTATCGAGTTGGTGTGGCTCTTAAGGCCGACGCTTCCGGTACGGTAAGTAAACTACAGGTTGGTGGGTACTACGCGGGTCTCACGACCCCTTCCCTCTCGACTGCTGTAGATCACGGACTCGGTATTGGCGGCGGGGACATTATCGATGAGGGCGCTGCGGCACCCTTTAGCGCAAATGTGTTTGCAGTCAACGTAACTGCGACCACGACTGCAACCTCGCACAATGTGATCCTTCTTAACAGGGAGATCACTGGCAGCACGTAATGGGCCTGGCCCCCTTCGGGGGGCCTTCTTTCAAAGGGGGTCTGAATGACTATAGCGAGGGCATTAAGCCAGGCCCGTAGGTATGCACGTGTTGATACTACTGGGGCCGACGATACACAAGTTCAGAATCTCATTCAGGATTCGGTAGATCAGTTCTCTCGGGATATCGGTGGGTTCCCGATTGAGGCATTTTTGAGTATTACCGCAGAGTTTACGACCAAAACAAACTATGCGATTCACGTAACGATTATAGATAGCGGCTCTACTGTTGTTGATACCGATGTTCCTATAACAGGAACGGATAGAACTGATGCTACTGGGACCACAGTCGCAAGCGATTTACAGACTGCCATACGCGCAATGACTGGGGCTACTGGTACCGAAACTGTTGTGTGGAGCACTGATGGGTCCGCTCCGATAACTGGGTTCTACTTTACTATTGATTTCAAGCAAGGCTCTACTTCCGCTGGCGACTCGATTACTGTTTCTGCCCCTACTGATGTACAGTACGTAGATGCTACCGAGCTTCTCGGCATTGTATCACCGGGTGTAGCGAGTACGATAATGACTGGAACGTTCCCTGAGGACTGCACTGTAAAGGCTGATCTTCCGTCTGATGCAATGAAGATAGACCGAGTTGAATGGGATGAGTGGGAACTCTACGAGCTTCCGCAGGAATATGCTCAGTCTCCAGAGTCATTCGGTGATCCCCGATGGTTCTATGTTCGCGGACGGGAGCTATACATGATACCGTCTCCCGATCGTCAGGAGAAGCTTCACGTTTGGTATAGAGGGATTCCAACAGCAATCGATTTCGACACAGACGTTAATCTCCCAAATGAGATACCGAGCATGTATCACAACGCCATCCCGTTTCTCGCTTCCTATTACATGCTTCTCGAGACGCACGAGCCACAGAAGGCGGCTCAGTTCTATGGCCAGTACAGACAGATCATGACTCAGTACAAAGTTGACTACGGGAACAATCATACCCAGGTAGATGAGAACTTCGGTGGCAAGACTTATCGTATCCCGAGGGTGACAATGTGATAGCCAATAGCTACGATTTCCGTGGCGGGTATCACGCCAACCTACCGCCTGAGAACACTCCAGACAATATGGTTCTTGAGGGCCAAAACCTATATTGGAAGGGCCAGATCAAGAAACGACCGGGTTGGACGAATCTCTCTACGGACGCAACGGTCAATGGTAATACTGTGCGCGGCTTTGAGCGGGCTTTCATGAACTCAACATGGTACAACATCGTTGCAATTGACGATGGCTCTGACGTGAACTTCTATTATGGAGATGCTGGAGCATATACTGCTATAGACACTTCGTTTGATTGGACCACTGGTGTTGATGTTGAAATGGCTGTTTTTAATAACAAGGTGATCGCGGTAAACGGAACTGATAAACCAGCGGTTATCTATTATGATAGCGCATTCATCGTGAAGACTCTTGAGGCTTATGATGCTCGTGACAGAACAAACGATGAGTGGTTCGCCGGTCAGTGGGATGATGGGGCGAGTCCTGAGTTTATAGATGACACGACCGATGCTCAGTCAGATACCGCAGATGACTTTCAGTTGGCCAATACAACCAACAATGACGGCTTCTACATAGCTGGGGTCAGTGTATTTAACAAGATCGTACTGACAAGCGCAAGTCAGTTTGATGGTTCTCCTGTAGCAGAATACTCCTACTACGCTGGCGATAGTACATGGACTACCTTTACCCCGACTACTGCACCGACATGGACTGCTGCTTCTGGGGATAGGACAATTGAGTTTGATCTACCATTTGATTCGGACGGACTTCTATTGTGGAAGCTATACGGTGATGTGACTGGTCAGGTTGACCCCGCGAGTAAGTCCGGTGGTGCTCTTAACAGGTTTATCATTAGGGTACGCTTTACAACGGCTCCGAGTTCAGCACAGACGGCAGACTATATGGCTCTCTCGCACACCCAATATTTGAGCCAGATATTCCTTAATGAGAAGCCACAGGCGGTTGAAGTGCACCAGGACAGGTTGTTCTTGGCCGCTGGACGGGCATTCCGTTACGCACCACCCAATAAGGTTACGGGGTGGAAATCTCGTGAGATTGGTTACTGTGACGATGGTGGGCTGAAGATTGTAGCCATGCAGTCCGCAGATGGATTCTTGGCCTTGTTCAAGGAAGAGGCCGTGTATCGTCTCTTCGGTACCACGACCAATAACTTTGTCCTTCGACCCTATCCACAGGAAGGGATTACCGGGCCAAGAGCCTGTGCCTATGTAGACAAGGCTATTATATATGTTGCTGATGATGGTATCCGTGGGCTGGTGGGAGAGACTTCTGTTTTGGCCTCACGACACATACAAACTGACTTTGATGGATGGACCAAGAGTAATGCGGTCGTAGCCAACTATGAGGGAAACGCCGTGATCTCTTTCCCGACGAATGATACTATCCTATGGGTAGACCCTGATACGTTGCGTCAGGACGATTCTGACGCCGGTGAGGGAAGGGTGTCGTTCTGGGAGTGGACGGGCCTTGCTGCCGATCAGATCGTATATGGAGGTGGTGCTGGTGATAACGGGTATTTGATTCTGCACGACATGGACAACAACCGTTTTGTACGCAATACGACGAATGGGTATGACGTAGCGTTTGATACCACTGAAACGGCCATAACCACTACCCTCCAGACTAAATATTCCAGCTTTGGTGTTCCCGGTAACTTGAAGATCAATCGTAGGGTAAAGGTTGAAGTATCTAAGTCCGGTGACTACACGCTAACGATGTATGCGAACAATGGGGATTCCAACGCTACAGCGACGATAGCGAGTGGAATTGGAACAGGCCACTACACAGCAGATATCTCTATTCCCTACACCCTTGATAAATATAACCTCAGCTATAAACTGGTAAATGCAACTGTGAATGCTGTGAGCATATACGGGTTTGCGACTGATGTTGATAGGAGGACGTTCTGATGCTTCTTACTTTAGACGAACTCAAGGAGAGCGGGGCGTGTGAGAAGTCAGTCAAGCGTTTTCGCCGGATATTTGGTGAATCGGTTGAGGTAAACGATGATACCGTTGGCCGCGTAGCTCCATTTTTTGAATGGGATTGTGCTGCCACTAAGCTTCTGAATGAGGATCAGGAAGAGGTATATGAGCGGCTTGTCACACCAGCATTTATCGTTTATGAGCGCGACGGGAATTACAAGAACTATTTGATAGCGGCGTCTAAGGCTTGGCTTGCCGCGAGGAGGGCCTAATGGGTACCGAAGCAGCGAAAGGAAGACAAGAAAAACGCCACGATAAAGTTAAGTATTTTGTTGATACTACTAAAGAACTTTTTGACGAGGAATTAAGTCTTCCAGAGTATTTCGATAAAGCTTTCGGCACAAATATTACCGGAGAAGATGACGCTCCAGAGTTTGACCCACACGGGTTTGCCGATGAAGCGAAAGATGAGGCCGAGGATCTATACAAAGACCTTTTTGATCGTATGGATGAAGCCAATGCGATGATCGATGATCAGCAAACGTTCACTGAATGGATGGCTGATCAGGGTCATACGCTT